ATGGGCGGCGTGCTGTTGTTCAAAATAAGTATCAGCAATTTGATACTCAAAAGGTTTATAAAATAAGCGGGGTGTAGTTAATGGCATATTTACTATATTAGTTTAAATTAAGTATTTAAAAAGAAATTTTGATATTGTCTTAAAGCAGCTTTATCACTTTCAGATACACCATTACTAAAGTTTGAAGGTTGAGGAGATGGTGGGGTTATATCTTCTAACTCAGCATCTGAAATGATTTCAAAATGCCCCGTAGAAGTATCTACTCTAGCTCCGTATGTTAATCCATCCATTCCGTATCTATTTTTCATAATATGCCATCTACCTGTTCCATTTACTTTATCTTGTCGTTTACGACTTAAAGAGGCCGCAAAGTCCGTAATCATAATTTTATCGTATGATCCCGCGGCTTTATGACCTTCAATAATATCGTCTTGTGCACCTGCACGATTTACTTGTGAAACAGACCATATAGGTAAATCTAATTCACGAGCTAATCCTTTAGTACTAGTATAAATATCATCAATTTCATCCTTACGCTCACGATTTGTCTTTTTTGAACGAAGAAGGTCTACATAGTCAATAATAATCAAATCAGGTTTAAAATCTAAATCAATACATTTTTTAATATGTGATTCAATAGTGGATATTGATGCTTTACCGGGTGAATATTCTCTAATAATTAGGTTACCAGGTAAATTTTTAGTAGCATTTGCTACTTTTTCTTTATTAGGTATAATTAAATTAACAGGTATTTTAGTAAAATACGCATCGTATCTTCTACCAACATATTCTTCACCTAATTCAAGTGTATAGTGTATAACATTATACCCCATGCTTACAGCATTAGCACCTAATGCAATTAGCGCCCAAGATTTACCACCACCTGGGTTACCAAATATAAGTCCAAAGTCACCATTACCTAATCCACCTTGTAGTAATTCATTAAATTCGTTCCAAGGAGTAGGAATAGTAATTCTATGTTCTTCACGAAAACGAGATTCTAAATCTTTATTATATTCGTGACCAATGTTTTTATCTTGTCCTGCTTTTAAAGCAGCTTCAACCATAAACTTAATAGAATCATAATCACCAGCTTGTAATAATTCTACAGATTGAAGTAATGCTTTTTTAAGCATCTGATTTTTGCAAAACGATGAAAATTCCTCTTCAACGTACGCTAAATCATCTGATTCTTTATATGCTTCTCTAAGTTGTTCTTTAATAGAAATTTGTAGTACTTCGTTTTGTACTTTTTTAAGTTCTACTTTAAGTACTTCTAACGATGGGGTAGTATGATATTTTTCATAATACTTTAATATTTCTTTAATAATCCATTTATGGGCTTGATTTGTAAAGTAATCTTCAGTTATAATATCGTATATGTTTGTTAAAAAACTTTTATGATTTAATAATGCTGCTAATACTTTTACTTGAAAATTTGAGCCATACTCTTCGATTGATTTCAATGTCATGTAACTATTAATTATAACTGATTAAATTTTTAAAGGTAGATTGGAGCCAATATTCAACATTTTTGTTGATTAAATTTCTCAATCCATCTTCGTGATGATATTTAAGAAAAAGTTGAGATTCAAGTTTAGGTGTATCTTCTTCAACTAGTTTTTCTAAAATTTGTTTTTCATTATCGTCAATCATGGGATTATGTAGATCCATAACCTTATAATTGCGTCTTAAATTATTTTCTTCAAATAATACTCTTGAATATATAACGTGTTCCTTTATTTTAGGTTTACATATATCAAAAATATCGTCTAAAGTAAGTGAACGTTGAGCTAATTCAGGAAAATATTTAAGTAATTTTTTATCACCTAAACCTTTTATACCACCAACTTTATCTGAAGAATCACCTAATAATACTTTATACAAAATAAAATTAGACGCTAATACCCCGTATTTATCTAATATAGCTTTAGGTGTAAAAATTTCACGTTCAATAGGTCTGTATACCGCTATATTTTTATTTGCTAATTGTAAAAAATCTTTATCGCTAGAAACAATAAATACCCTAGAATTATAGTCTGTAGATAATTTAGAAGATAAATGTGCTATAATATCGTCAGCCTCTAATTTATTAAGCGATATAGTTTTAACTGGAAGGCATTGCACATAGTGGATTAAACGGGTAATTTGATCTATTTTAGCTTGGTTTTCTTCTTCTAAACTATCAAATACTTCCCAATTAGTAATACGAGTTACATTACGATTTGATTTATATTCGGGGAGTAGGTTTCTACGATTAACTGTAGAACCTACTCCATCGAATATAACATAAACCGAGGTTGGATTAATATGATTTATTAATGAGCCTAGTGAACGTAAAAAACCACCTAAACCTCCTACGTGCACTCCTTCCTCATTGATGAACTTTAACATGGCAAAGTTTCTAAAAAATAAATTTAGCCCATCAATTAAAAGTACTGTATCGTGCCTATTTAAGGATTCTGTCTCACCCCCTTCAACAACATTGTCAAGGAGTTGTAATAAATCTTTCTTTTCCATATTAATCCGGCTCGTTTATATATTCAGTGGTATCTATAAATGTATCATTTTCTTCAATGATATCAAAGTCTAGTCCACCGAGTATCGCACTCCATTCTTTGGCGTGTGAGTCTTTATATGACTTAATTTCCTTGTCACTATCATTAATAAATCCATGAGGGGTCATAATTATATTACCTCTTGTAGTAAGACCATTAATGTGATTTTTATCAATTTGAATTTTAGTACGTTTAGCAAATTCAACTTGTTTGCCGTCTTTAATAGCTTTAATTTTGCTAGTTCCGGCGTTAGATACATTACCAAATGTAATAACAAATGTTGCATCAAACCACATTGCAAAACCACCTTTGTTCATAAGTTTAGGTTGACTCATTGGGGTTTCTGCTTTAGCAGTCCAAACTTTATTAATACATACTAAAGTATTAGTATACGGGTAACTTTCTTTACGAGACAATGTAATACGTTGATTTACATTATTACCAAATTGAGTTGACATTGCACCTGCGTTCCATTCGTTATTGTTTTTATTAGAACGAACTGATAATTCACAAGGTACAGAACCAATAGAATCCCACAAGAACATTAAATCATATGGTAAATTGCCTTTTTTCTGTTCATCTAATAAATCTAAAATAAAAGCAGCAACATCTTCAATGGTATGTATTGTTTCTCTATCGGCATAAATGAAAAATCCATTATAGTCTGTAATTTCACCTGTTTCTTCGTCTACTACTTGATTAACTTCAAGTCCCATTTGTTGTACGTGTTCCCAAGACCATTTCATCTCGGTAGTAATAAATACAGGTAATATTCCTGCTTTTTGGGCATTAACAGCAGCTTCGATTAATGCTGTAGTTTTACCTGTATCACTATGCCCACGAAGTAACACAATGTGTCCTGTAGGAATACCGGGCACAGAGGTTACTTCTTGGAATGCAGGAGAAAGCGGAACCCACTTTTGGGGTTTGAACTTAACATTACCTGATAAGCCCTTTTTATTCTTGAATTTATCAAGATTAAAATTTGATTTTAGCTCAGCAGATACTGCCTCTGCTAAAGATTCATCGCGCTTTCTAGCCATAATTAAAAGGGCATATCACTATCACCATCCTCGTCAAAAATATCGTTAAATTTATCTAACTTAGATTGTTTGACATTAGTGGTAGATGTGTTTAGTGAATAGTTAGTTTTAGGAGCTTCTTCAGTTTCCTTTTCCTCATCAATGATCTCATCTTCACTTGGGTTTAAATAATTTTGAAGTGCAGTTTTCATCTCATCAAACGAATAAGGTTTAAACATATCCTTGGGATTAGGTTGATTTTCTAACCAAGTCTTTACTTGATCGCCTGATCCTAGTGGATTGTTTTTCATCGAAGGACTAATTGTAGTACGATTAAATTTAGTTCCAGTAGATTCAGGACCTACAGTTACTAATTTAATATCGCGACCTTCATTAATGTCGGTGTAATCACCTACTTCTTCGTCTATAGCAAGTTGTAAGAACGCTTCATAAGTTTCTTTACCGAATTGCCACAAACGAACTCCTTTATCCTCTTCACCTCTAACGATTACAGGAGCAAAGTAACGAGCTTTAGGTTCAATTTTCTTAGCTAAGCGCCAATTTTCTTTGTCGCTAGTCTTTCTTAATTGAGCCGCAAACTCTACAATGGGATCTTTATCGCCCCAGTTAATTGGCGATACCATAACAGGTTTGTCAATGTCGTAGTGAAAGAAAATTTCACTAAACGGCATTGCAGGGTTGTACTTAGAGGGCACAATGCGTACTGTTTGTTTACCTATAGTAGGCTTCCAAAATGCCGCTTTACGTTCCTCACCAGACGTACTGGTTTTTTGCATCTCGTTGAGACGCGATTTGATTGCGTTTAAATCCATAACATTTTTAATTTAATTGGTTAATAGTCAAATATAATAACTAATTTTGGCTCTGCCAAATTATAGTTCAATAATTTCAAAAATCTTTGTTTTTAATTGCTTTAATTCGTTTTGTTGAGTTAGCAATATTGTGTTTTTATAGTGTTGCCAATTTATTCTATAATTGGTATCAACAACCCCCCCGTTCAAACTCTTAATTAATTCATTCAAAGCATTAATCGTATATAATGTATTTGAATCTTTTTTCCTATGTACTAATATTGTATTAGCAGGAATGTAACTTACATTTCCCTGTTCTGTGTTGTATGTTAAAACATACTCGTTACTATCTTTTACCTCTAATACAAATATTTTATTGTACATTATTGAGTACATATTTGTTAAAGATCTCACCAAATCATCGAGCTGATCAGGTGTAGTAAAGGTACAAAACAATTTATTGTTCAAGTCTATATAGTTTGCGGTATCGTCCGCACTATACATATCGTAGGGTATGTTAAAAATCATAATTTTTTCCGTTTTTTACCTTAAAACGCAAATTATTCGCACTAAGAATGTGCTTTATCTGATCAAGGATATATTTTTCATTGCTATCCCAATCAAACAAAAATGCATCGTAGGTGTACATAACTAATTTTGTGTTTTTTTCTTTTAAAAGTTTAAATATTTGCCATAATATACGAACGTTATTTGCGGTCTCCAAGTTTTGTAGCACATAATTAAACAATTTTTGTGGATTTATGTTATTTAATTTGTCCTTTTTAAAACAATAACCCGAAATTGGCACAATAACTTGCCCTACGTTATTGAACTCTTCCCAGTTATCGTAAATATATTTTTTAATTTTTTTAAAAAATTCAATTTCTTCGTATTCTTTTTGTATACCACCGTATAACTGTCGAAATGTAGCTTCTTTTGCTTGTGCTTCGCTAATACCCATCTTTCTACTAATTGAGGAATAAAAGTTAGAAAAATCAATTGAATTACAATCGATAAGCCTACTAGCCAAAGTAGGGTGATAAGCCGAGATATCAAATTCAACAAGCTCTGTATTGCGGGGGATAAATGCACTGCGGCAACCATTTTCTTTATTAAGTGTTGCATAGTTAATGCCATTAAATGTGTTGGAAGGACGCGTTGTTAACGTTTTAAAATTGTATTGAGTGTAAACTACATCGGTTTGTATGTCTTGATTGAATAGTTGATTATAAGCGATATTATCCACAAATAAACCGGATTGTTCAATGCCATAGAATACCCACGTTG